GCTGTTGATGGATTTGAACAATTCTATTTCCTCTGCGCCAAGTTGTGGAAACTTCTCAATCAGCCATGCTGTCAGTTTGTCTTTCTTTACGCCAATGGGTGGAATGAATTCGTGCCTGAGTTTGACTCCCAATCCAACCAATGCCAGGGCCTTCCACCGAAGTTCTTCATGTGCGCTGGTTGTTGCAATGTAGTCAACATTGCTGTAGGCATTTACATCTATTAAATATTGTTCCTGTACATCTCTGGTGCCTTGTACTTGACTGGCCCAACGCTGTGCCATAAAAGTGCTTAGAGATTTACGACCATCGTCATCTAACTTGTCATAGAAAGTGCCCTTGCGTAGGTCAACGGCAGTCATCACCTGATCAATTGGCAGTTGATATTTTGCTGAAACTGGTTCTTTCTTTTTGGTGGCCATATGTGTATTTTAAAACCAAATCTTGTTTAAGTCAAGTACTTCTGGAATTTTATTTGTTTCTTTTAGGAAGAACGCACACACTGGTTCCTTTGTATGTTCCAAGGGAACTGCCAACACATGACCAAACTTCAACTTGGGCACATACCATTTGACTTCTTGATAGATGTTGATTACTTCAACCTTCATCCACTCGGGCTTGTAGCCGTTGATTGGGTTAAACACAAATGTACTAAAGCCTCTATCATTGAGACTCATGACATTGATAATCTCTGGTTCGCCGTGATCAGGTTCACCAATGATCAGTGACCAATCCAATGGCACTTTGAGTTCATGTTTCCCGATACGCAATACTGCCGCAGGACAACTGAAGCTTTCTAAGAAAACAAGTGGTACAAACATATAGTCAACATCAGCTGGGTTGCTGTAGTCAAGTACTCCGTAGCGCAAGTCTTCGTCAATTTCTTCTGGTAAACGATCTAGGTCGTATGACAGATTATCAACTGTTAATATTCTCATTTATAAATTACCTTTTCAGTTTGATATGGATAGTTTGCTTCTTCATAAAATTTCTTGCGCTTGGTCAAGTGTCTTTTGGCAAACTTTGCTGTGCTTGTTATGTCCCATATCTGGACAAAGTCTTTGTCTTCTGCTTTTCTAATGCCTCGCCCGATACTCTGTATAACCCTAACAAAGCTCTTTCCAGGTTCAACCAAAACCAAGTTAAAGATCCTAGGTATATTAATGCCCACAGAAGCCACACCATAAGTGGCCACAATAATTTTATTTGTTGCAAGGGTAACTTCATCATATTCGTCTTTCCTATCCTTTGACTTCATTGCTCCAGATACAAACACACTCTCTGGTAGCCGCTCCACCAGCATCTTGCCCGATGCAATGCGATCAACTAGTACTAGAGTATTTCCACCTTGACTAATTGCATCAATTGTCTTGGCCAGTTCGTCCAGCCTGCGTTCATTGCTGGTCAGGTATGTCAATTCTTCTTGATAGGTTTTGTATTCCACCTTGTCATCAAACTGTAGTACCTTTACATGGCAATTGCTCAGTACACCAATGTCTTGTAGTTCACTGGCCTGTAATCTGTGTAGAACATTTCCAAGGCTGGCCAGTAGGCTAACATACTCATGTTCTTCTTTGGGAATAGTGCCTGTCAATCCCCAACGGATCGGCACCTGGGCAAACGGGCCTGTTAACATTGTTTTAAGCACATCTGCTTTGGCCATGTGTACCTCGTCAACAATGACTGCAATCAAGTCATCAGTGATGGCTTCAATGCCAATTGCACTGGTACCTTCTTTGCTTCGTTTAATCAATGAATTAATACTTTGCCATGTTGCAATAGTATGTGTATGCCCAAGGTCTTTCTCATCACCAAAGTATACACCAACATCTAGTCCCATGTTGACATAGTCAGCATGTGTCTGCCGTACCAGATCCTTGTTGGGTACAATAACAACTGTTCGACCATACGGTTCGCAAGTTAGACTCATGGCCGCTGTCATTAATGTCTTGCCTGCGCCTGTGGCAATCTCTTGAACACCATGTGGGTTGGCAAGGAAGCGATTGATACATTCCACTTGGTAGTCCCTAATTACAATAGGCTGGCCTTGTGCAGGATGTCCTTTGGGCCAAACTATATGACTAAAGGTGTCTTCGGTAACTTCTTCAAATGCAAAATTATGTGCTTGTCTTTTATCGTCAATCTCAACTTGCCAACCTTCCTCATCAAGTATGGGTAGCACTCGATCCAACAAGTTTAAATATGTTGATCCAGCAGTGGTAAAGAAACTTATCTTACCATCCCACCTACCTAACCTAAATGCAGGCACATGGTATGCATAAGGTAGTTGGTACTTTAATTTGGTTTCGCATTTGCGACGAGTGCTAGGGTCAAGGTCGTGGAACTTAACATTCACTTCATCGCGGATTTCTAATCTAGTTATTCCAGGCATAGTCTATTATAACATTATACAACAACAATGTCTAATTGTATGTTGCCATAATGGATGTCGTGCAGTTGGTTGGGCGACTAATATTTATCTGAAAAACCACGATTTTTTAATGGCCAGGAAAAATATATTTTAGTCAAAAAAAAGGACTCCTAAGAGCCCTTTTCCCCACCGACCACATTCCACGCAAATAGTCAGCTGTCGGTGTTGAACTTAATCCTTGCTTTTCAACAAGAACCTGTTGCTGATGGCCTTAAAGGATTGATCAAGTGAGTGTGCTTTAAACACAACTCCTTCTCTTTCCGTTTGAGCATTAAGGTCACTTTTGCCTTCTGCAAATTTCAACATGTCAGCAATGGTCACAATGCCAAGTGTGTCATATGGCTCAGCTTTAAATGCCACCACAGGTACATGCATTAGCTGGTACAGCTCACAAAACTCATTGCGTTCTACTGGATTGAAATAGCGTTTGGCATCTATGTCATAAATGTCAAAAGTGTAAAAACTTTGACCTTTAATTTTGTAAGGATTCCCCTGAATGCCTTCGCCTACAATTTCACCTTGTACAGCAAGATTGCGACCGCTTTCGTCAATGGCCGTAATGATCTGATCACGGTGTGCCACTTTCCAAAGTGTATTGCCTTCTGTGTCTTTGAGATTTAGGTTACGGCTACATACTCCATGATCGTCACCATTGACATACACTGTCATTGACGAGCCATCCAGCTTCTCGGTAACTTCCCAATTGACTCGGTCAGCCTGCCATTGTGCAAACTCTGTGCTTAGGTTTTGAACACGCTCTTGGTCTGTCTTTGGAATAAATGTTGGGAACAGACCACGCACTTCGCCTGCCAAATGTGCTGGCACTGGTGGATCGTATTTTACAATGCCTAAAATTTCAGTGACATCAAACGGCTCATCAGATGCCAAGCGAGTCTTATGAAATGCCTCTACCACTTTGGGAAAATCCCAGTACCTAAGAAGCAGGCCTTGACTCAACTGTCCGCGAAGTTTTACTGTACGCAGGCGCTCACCCGGAATGCCATCGTACACTCGAGGCTCTTGGCCTTTGCTGAGGAACGGAGCAAGTGCTGTAGGAATCCAGCTGTCAATTTCACAGTAGACAGCTACATCGCCTACTTTGAATTCATCCTTTTTAATGACCACAGTCCAGCCACCAACCACTGCACATTCAATTGCGTCAGCATCTAGGATTGCCCGGATTTCGTCAATCGTTCTCATGGTTGCTAGTTTACGCATATCATATTCCTAAATACGGGAGACACAATGCCTCCCGGTAACTTCAGCTATTATTCTGCTCGCTTCATTACAGTAGTTTCTGCAAGACGCTTCCAACGATCGCCAGCACCTGACATCTTCTTCAAGTCTGCAATCTTAATAACACTACGCAAGCTCAACTCGCGCAAGCGATCCTTGTTAGTGTCAACATACTCATAAATTTCTTTAGTAGCACCTTCTTCAAAATCATACGCATCCAACATACCATCCATGGTGATTTGTTTGATACGCAACATTTTGTCACGGGTGGTATCCATTGTCAAGTCCAGATAGTGACAACGGCTCTCCAGTGCTGTCAAGTGGTCTTTGAGTTTGGCAGACCTGACATGCTCAAACTTGATGTTGGTAATGAAAATTGCACTGCCTTTGAAGTCAAACTTGTCTGGCACACCTTCTGAACGCAACATGCGGCTGTCAGTGTTCCAGCTGATGGTACGCTTCTTGCTGGTATCCAAAGCGGCTTTCAAAATGTTCAAGCTCAAGTCGTCAAGCAAGATGCTGTCACAGTCGTCAAACACTAGCACATTGCCTTCNTCGCTGAACTGGTACAGTTTGCAATACAAGCCAATGGCGCTCATTGCACCTTTGACCACTTCGTAGCGAGGACGCTTGCCACCAATCTTGTCAAACATTGCGGCCTTGTTGAGAACTTTCTCAACGCCAAAGCTCTTGCCAACTCCTGGAGGGCCAACAACAATCATNGCACGGACTGAGCCGTCNACAGCGCCTTCTGTCATTTCTTCCAAAATGTCAAAACGCTCACGGATACGGGTAATTGCTTGTTCGTCTGTTTCTAATTGCATTGGCTTTTCTTTGCGCTTGGGTGCATCGTAGTTAGCTTCAATGCTGGTTGTGGCGCAATCCGCGGCACTGGCTGGCTCAACGTCACGCATGGAAGCCACTTTAATACGCACTTCGCGGCCAGCAAACTCACCAAGGCTTTCGTCACCTAGTACAGTAACATAGCCACCTTTGGTGCCTTCTTTGTAATCTGCAATCAACTGGAAAGTCTGATTGTTAATGTTGAAGCTACGGTATGTACCGTTCTTAATTGTAATGTATGCTGACATTTTTGGGTTCCTTTGCGTGGAATGATTAAACACAAACTCTATTATGCTACAAAACAGACTACTTTGCAACCTCTTTTTTTGCTTTGTTGCATTTTTGCAACACGGGTTGTTTTAGTAGTGTTTTTCTGCATCATGTATGTATTATATGCTGGCTAGGCCCAAAGGTCAACCTTTTTGTTGCACTTTCTGGTGCTGTAAGTCGTTGATTTTGTTGGAGTTTTTATATTTTCAGCTTAAAAAGTGTGGGATTTTTGCACTTTCTGCTGATTTTTAGTTAGTACGCACTAACTTAACTCTGCATCTTCCATGCCTGCCACACGAAGCTTGATCACATTGCTCAATTGCCATTGCTTGATGTCAATGCCTTTTATTAGACCCAAGTACTTGTTCCTGACCAGTGCAAACTCATTGACGATTGAATCCATGTCGGACACTTCGGGTTCACCGTCCACATACTTTTCAGCATCCCTGCTGGTCAGTGCGCGATTGTAGTGTTCTGTAAATTGTCGGAACTTGGCACTACGGAGTTTTCTTAATTCAATATTTAGATGCTCCAGTATTGCTTCTATCTCTTGCAATTGATTGAAACGATATTCTACAATACCTGGCATATCTCTACTGGCTCGCTCTAGGCTACCAGACATTTTTAATTCGGCACGAGCTTCGGCCAATTGGTTTTCAAAGTAGGCAATACAATCAGGCA